TGCAAAAAAGGCAGGTGAAGACGTATTGAGGAATTTATGCGAGACACACGGAGTTGAATATGTAATCGCTGTGCCACACAACATTGTTGGACCAAGACAGAAGTATGATGATCCCTTTAGGAACGTTATGTCCATCATGTTGAACAGAATGTTACAAGGTAAGCAACCAATCATATACGGAGATGGCAAACAGCAAAGATGTTTCAGTTACATAGACGATTGTTTGTATTGTTTGAATGCACTTGCGTTCCAAGATAATGTGGTCGGCGAAGTGATCAACATAGGACCGGACGAAGAACCTATAACAATCAATGAGTTAGCGGAGGCCTGTGCGAACGAGACAGGACTTAATTTAGATCCTATACATCACAAAGACAGGCCCAAAGAAGTCAAACTGGCCGTGTGTTCATCAGACAAAGCAAGAGATTTACTAGGCTACAGCACAGCAACGAATATGAGACAGTCAGTGAAGAAGACTGCCGAATATATCAGGACAAGGGGGACTAAAAAATTCCAATATCATTTGCCTTTAGAAATTGTAAACGACATCACACCAGACACTTGGAAGAATAAATTGATATGATTTCATTTTGTTGTCCATCAAGGGGCAGGCCTGAACTGGCCAAAAGGCTAATCGACACTGCAACAGAAACGCAAAAAGGTGATACTGAGTTTTTGTTTTATCTAAACTACGATGATGAGAAACTAGAAGAATACAAAGATCTATTGGACGAGAAACATTATACAGTTGGCCCACACCAATCCACTTGTTACAGTTGGAACTTGATGGCCGAGAAGGCATCGCACGATATTGTGATGCTCATGGGTGATGATGTACAGGTTCAAACACCGGGATGGGATCAAATGATTGTAGACGAATTTCTCAGATATGAGGATAGGATACTCATGGTGGTGCCCAGCGATGGAAGAGCCAAGGGCAGTAAGAGGCACGGGGATGAAACAAGACTTTGGCCTGACGAACCACTTCCAGCGGCACATTTTGCCGTGCATAAGAACTGGATCAACACTTTGGGATATCTTGCACCTGCATTTTTTTGGCATTGGCACGTGGACACATACACACAGAAAGTTGCACGTATGTTAAACAGATGTCTTTACTTGCCAACAGTAACCTTCAAGGCAAAAAAAATTATTAATGACAATGCAGGAAAGCAAATACGTCATAATCTTAATATTAATTTGAGAGATAACTTTGTTTGGGAAAAAGTAAGAGACAGGCATTTACAAGCAGATGTACACGCACTGAAAGAAAAAATCAACTAACCTCTATAAAAACAATGTTTATTATCTTTCATGAGAAATAAATTTAATGTTATTCTCTGTTCCGTTTGGTCACTTTCGTAACTGTGCCAAGTCTTGCCCTGCTGTCCACAAAATATGAAAGTGCTGTTAGGCCTCCACTCCGCTTCTTTGACAAATGCATCTTCTTTTTGTTCTGTGTACATTTTAGTGCCCACGTTATTCTCTGGAGTGATGTATGTGACACTGCTCCAAATTTTTTCTAATCCTTCTTGGTGAATGTAAAACTTATAAGGTAATGGCGGTGTGATTGATATGTGTGCGTTGACAGCCAAATCATTGAACCATCTGTATTTAGGATATTTTTCACACAGTTCTTTAGCATTGTTTAGAATGATTCTGCTTATATCTTGTATTTGATCATAGAATGAAATATTATAATCATTAAATTCTTTTGGGTGTATGTGAACAAGTTCATTCTGAGGTATATCTAATTTTTCACATTCTTGTCTCAGGTTAACAAATTCTTCTTGTGGCAGTGTATTGGCAATAATTTGATGTGGCCATGGGTCGTTAATTGTTTTGCTTTCGAGACAGGCATCTAAAAAATATTTGCCAATCATCCCATATTTCCTATTCTGTCAATCACACCTTGTTGTCTGTTTAATAATTTTGATTCCATGTTACTTGTCCATTGTCCCACAAACTTGCCTCTGGAACAGGTGTTGCATATTAGGTTTTTCTTGCTCTCTTTGTATTCTTTGTTGTATATGGTATTGTGTTCTTTCTGTAAATTTTGCCATGCTTTTTCTATACCAATCTCAAATACATTTCCGTAATTTGTTTTTCCTTCTGCGTCATCACAACACAGCACTGTTTGACCGTCCACAAGTATTTCCATTTGTCTGAGCACACGTCCGCCGCCCATTGCACATCCTTGCATATAATTGTCTTTGTTTATCACTAGGTCATAAGGTTTGGTCCAATCGCCATCTCCGTCACCCATTCTATTCTCAACCCAATTGGTCTTTGATTTTACTTTACCGAGTGTTACATTTTGGTACTCAGAAATCGTTTCACTACTTGCGGTGGACGATTGTTTTTTATGTTTGATTCCAATCCTTATTTTTTTAGAAAGTTCTGGATAGTTGTCCTTTACAAATTTCAAACTTTGTAGTGTTTTATCTTTTTTAATTTTCATAAAATCCCATAGTTCTTCTGCTGTATGTCCGATGACACTCATGTGGATATTTCCTGTTAGGTGTATATACTTGTTCAAAATTTCACACTGTTTTTTAGTGAATGACACACCGTTTGTACAAAGACCAACTTTGATTTTATAATGATTGCACAGTTCCATTATGTATTCTAGATTAGGTTGTACTAGTGGATCACTGTATCTCCATGGGTTAATCGCACACGTATAATCTTTTACTTGATATTTTTTTATGAGAGCACCATAATCGTCTAGTAACAATTTCAATTGCTCTTGAGTCATTGCTTTGCCGTGGTATGTCTTATCTTCGCTCAACGTTGTATATGGACAACAATAGCATTTTGCGTTACATAAATTTATTGGTTCAAATGCTATTGACGTGGGTAATGGAATCTCTCTATACATCATTCTTTCACCATTATGTAATCTTGATTAAAAATTTTGTCAATGCCTTTACACTCGTACCCCCAAGATTCTAAAAGTTTCTGTGGTAAATTGTTGCCTCTGTTTTGTTCTATTACAATGACAGGACTGTATTTTTTTATAGTTTGCTCTGATCCTTTTATTGCTTTAAGTTCATATCCCTCTATGTCGTATTTGATAAATGTAACATTTTCCAATTGAAATGAATCTAAAGTTTTTATAGACACTGCAACATTGCCATTATCTTTTATCCTACCTACTTTATCACTTGTTGTGTATGTTATACCTTCCTTCTCCCCTATGCCGCATACATGGTATGTAAATTTAGTCATGTCGACTACATTTTTTTGAAACATGCTTTTCTTATCCCTGAAATCAAAACAGTGTATGTGTGCAAAATAATTTTCCATTTCCCTTGCGAATCCACCTTCTCTGCAACCAACATCTATGCCAATTCCGTTTTCTTTTACACATGGTTTTGCCAGTGCGAATGTGTGACTCCACCCTTCAATCTTTTTAGGTATTTTGGTTGGTGACCCCAGGAAGTTAGTTTTTTTTCTTCGCATATTCTGTCAACCATTTCTCCAAGGATGGACCATCCAGCGGTTCGGGTGTGAGCCATTCTTGAACCCCGGGAGTTGATGCCCACTTGCCACTCGGCATCTGCCAAGCATTGTGCCTTGGTTCTTCTACGTGTTTGCCAACCATGTATCTCCGCGTCCCAGGACCGTATGGTTTTATCTCAGATTGCACTACTATTAACCCTAGTTCGTCGATCCATTCAAGCATCCTGGTCTTGTGATTTTTTTTCTGCATAACTGTTACTGTAGTTATCTGTGTTTTAGAGGGGGTTGCTCAAGCACTGAAAAGGTTTATTAATTCTTTTTTCCAGTCATCAGCATACTCACAGTCTCGGTAACCATCAAACCAGGGTCCACCTTCGGTGTAATGTAAAATTTTTGGTGTTCCGTCTTGCGGTTCTTTGTACCATTCCACTAACCAATTGTATTCTAGTGGCAATGAACCTATCTCATTGTCTTCCAACCAACTAAACCTGTGTAGGAATCTTGGTGACTCTTCGTTCAACAATTTTGGTGTAAGTATTTTGTTCTTAGGATGTTCACAGTTCCAAAGTACCATGCTAGACCAATTTTTTCTTGGGTAAACTGTTTGAGTCTGTCCGTCCATTTTGGTTGTTTCTTTGGGGGTGTAATCATGCTGTACGACAACAACTGCCTTGTTTGGATCACAGTATTTTTTTAGTTCATGGCTTGGTATCTTCCATAAGAAATCACAGTCACAGAACACCGCCCAGCCTTTGAAGTCGTTCATATAGGGCACGAAGAATCTTGTGAATGTGAATTCTGTTGATGCCAACTTGTCCACAGGTCTTGTGTAGATGCCTTGGTCTCGCATTTGTTTTTGCTTGAGGGGGATAACTTCTGCTGACGGGTCTCTACGCTTGATGCTGTGTTCACACACTTGATATGCTATGTCTTCTCTGCTGTCGTGCCCTACGTATATTTTCATTTTCTTCCGGAAACTATTTGGTGTATGTCTTTCCAATTACTTACACGTATAACGTCAGGATGATTAAAGTCTTGATTGAATGGGTGATCTATTAATATAGGCTTTAAACCGTATTTGAGCCCTAGTACAGCGTTATCTGGCTTGTCCTCGACCCAGTATAGCCCAGTATCATGAAACTCCGCTAATGCACTGTTTTTGTCTGCTCCTGTGCCTAGTATGTGGTAATTTGTGAATACGTGTTCGCCAAATAGTTCTCCTAATCTTTTCTTACGCAACTCCTGTCCTGGCACGTCTGATGTCTGTGATGTTATGGGGATGAATGTCCAACCTTCTGCACACAATAATTTTACCCATGTTTGTGATTCCAACATTGGTCTCTGTGTGCCCATCCAAGCACTCCTATTGAACTCTCTTATCTCTTGTTTAATTATGTCCTTACTTACTCCATATCTAATGGCCATGTCGTACTCATCGTACATGTCTGGCAACTGTTTGTATGGGTAGTACCTCACACCCTTTTTATCAAAGTATGATCTCAATGACATCCACTTAGAGAAATGGTGTTCCCACTCCAGTAACACGCCGTCGACGTCTGTCAGTATTATTCTATTATTTGATGTCTGCATCTTCCATCCCTGCGACTCTCAGTTTAACAATGTTTGTGATCTGCCATTGCTTTTGATCAAGTCCCTTGGTGATGCCTAACCATTGATTCCTTATCAATGCAAAGTCATTAATGATCTTATCCATGTCAACAACATCGTCCTCGCCGTCCACGTACTTCTCTGCATCTCTGCTTGATAATGCTCTGTTGTAATTTTCTAAGTATTTCCTGAAGGTCTTTGATCTTAATCTACGTAATTCTATGTTTAGGTATTCGAGAATTGCTTCTAGTTGTTGTAGTTGACTAAATCTTTCTTCTACTATTCCTGGCAGTGACGCACTGGCTCTTTCTAGGTTACCGTATATCTTGCACTGCTTTTTTGCTTCTAACAATTCTTTGTCAAAGTATGCTACACAGTCTGGTATCTTGTCTAGGTTCCTGCTTACTTCGTTGTACCAATTAATCATCTTCGCCGTATCCGTCTGACTCTTCGTCTTCCTCGAACACAGTTGCGATTGCTTCTTCTAACTTGGGATCGTATTCGGCAGACGCTTTTATTTCGTCATGTTCCACTCCTATGTCTTCTAGGCTTTTTATAAAGTCTATAGCACAGTCCAATTTCTGTCTCTCTGGAACGTAGTGTGTTATGGAGTTCCATAACCTTTCGATGTCCTCGTGTGTAAAGTCTATCATTACTCTTCTTTTTTACTCTTTGTTTTTGTTTTTGTTTCTACTTCGATAGGGGCATCGGTATCTTCCATTTCGGTAGGTACTTCTTCCTTGAACTCCGACATTATCATATCTAATTTATCACCAACCCATGCTTTCCTAAAGTCTATGTGTTCTTTACCTGCTTTATCGATGTATTTCAATCTGTTTCCTGTCTGAACTAATAGACCTTTCTTCTCGAAAAGGTCAACTAGTCCACTGTATGGATTCATACCTGTTTCATATGGAATCTTCACCTGTACACCCTCGAATGGTTTGGCATATCTGGTCTTCATGACTTTACATGCGGCTCTTATACCTCTTACATCTGAGACTTTATTACCTGCTTCGTCTTCCTTTAATTTTAGTTTCTTCATTGCAACAACAATAGAACTTGCATAGATAAATCCTTGTCCACCCGATATCTTATCATCTGGATCAAACATGTCCTGTGATGCGTATGTGTGATTGGTTGCTATAAGTCCAACATTCCAACTACCAAACATATTCACACAGTTCCTTACAAGTGCCGTTAATGCTTTGGGTTTTCTACCCAAGTCGCCTTTCATGTCACCTGCTTCAAACTGATTTA